CAATAAAGCCGCCGCCGGGCACAGGTGTCGGTACGAACGGAATGTCCGGAAGTCCTGACGGGTTCTGGGCGGAGAACTTCGGCACCAAGGCGGCCGCCGCAGTGACCGCAGCCAACGCCGTGACGTAATCGTTCAGTGCCTCTGTCTGCTCATTCAATGCTTCGGTGTAGTCATCGGCTGCATCCTTTTGACGCAGCATCAACACACGCACCGCTTCTTGGAATGGGATGAGTTCCGCGTCGCCCTCACGCAGACCGTCGGTCGAGATACGCAACTGTCGGCGAGCCTCGTTGAGATTGTTGGTGACCTCGATCTGGCGGTCCTCTGCGTCGACGACCGCGAACTTTGCTTCAGCCAGGCGAATCTCAGCGCGCCGAATCTGATCGGGTGTCGACTCAGGGTCCTTGCGTAGTTCGGCAAGTTCCTTCTCTGCATCGCGGACTGCGATGACGGATTCCTCGACATCGAACTTGGAGCGGGCGACACCACGTTCTGCTGCCGCAACCTTGCGTTGCGCGGCCGCAATCTCCTCCGGTGTGCCACCCATCTGCGCCTTGGCAAGCTCTTCCTGCGCCTTCTGCAAATCGTTCTCTGTCTCAATCAGCGACTTGCGACGGTCCTCAGAACGCTTCTGCGAGTTGGTGAAGGACTTGAGAGCGGACTGGCCGTCGGTGACCGCCTTGTTGTAGTCCTTCTGGCGGTCGACAAACTTCTTCGTCTCGTCGGCAGCCTTCTTGACCTTGCCGCCAGCCTTCTCGGTTTCTTCACCGAACTCGGCCATCGACTGCTTGGAACCCTTGGCGTTCTGGGTGACCTGGGCAAGACGACGCTCAACCGTGTCGAGCGGGCCTTGGGCGATGATGTCGAGACGTTTGGCGGTGCGATCTACCGTGTCACGGAATCCGTCGAATGCGCCTTGCACTTCTCGGGTGCGTCGTTCGATTGCGTGTTGGATGGTCTCGATTGGTTTGCCGAGGGCGACTGCTGCACGCACCAAGTCGATTGCGGCGAACAGCGGGCTGAGTGTCGCAACGACTCCTTCCATGAACTTGTAGATACCGAGTGCAACCGATTCAAGATTGTCGAGGATGGCGATTCCTGCCTCGCCGAACGCCGCAACGAATACCGCCAAGCCTTGTCGCACTCCCGTGCTGCGGAACTCGTCGATGGCCATGCTGACCGCCGGTATGACCTTGTTCGTGAGATAGCCGACAACCTCGGTCAATGCGGGCAAGAGCAACGCACCGAACTGTTCCTGCAGTTCGTCGACCGCGATACCGAACGCACGGAACCTGCCTTGTGCCGAATCAGCCGAAGCCGCCGCGGCTCCCTCGAACGTGTCGGACAACGTGCGCAACACCGCATCGAAGTCCTTCGCCTTGACCGCGTTCTGATCGAGCGGCACACCGAGCCGGGTGAGAGCGGTGAACTGACCCTGGCTCGCTCTGGCCAACCCTAGGGTCACCTGCTCCAGGTCGCGTCCGGTACCTGCGGAGATGTCCAGCGCAACCTCGAGCAACTTCTGCGATTGAGTCAAATCACCCGTTGCGCGGACGAGTGTGGACAGGGCCGGGCGGAGCTGGTCGTCGGCGACAGCCGCAGCCTTGGATGTTTCCGAAATGAAGCGTTCTGTCGAGGCGACGAGTTGTTCTGATTTGCCGAACGTGGTTTCCAACGCCTGGGCGAGGAGTGCCTGTGATTGGGCGTCTTCTGCCGCGGCCTTTACCGCCAGCCCGGCTGCCGCCGAGACTGCACCGAACGCCGCCGTACCGGCGATTGAAATCGTCTTGAACGACGGCAACAACGACGAAAGTTTGCCGCCGAGACCACCACTACCCAGCGCAGACTGAGCCTCACCCTTGACCTTGTCGAAGGTGCCGATCAGCTGCTTGGCGTCGCCGACGAGCTTGACGAGAAACTCGCGTGACACGGCCATGACGACCGATTCTACTCAGTACAGATTGAGCGATTTCCGAAGTTCCCTGAACTCCACCAGCAACGACTGCGCAATCTGCGTCTGCGTCATACCGTTGAAACGCGACAAGTCCTGCGGATCGGTCCACCAACGCTCGTCAAGAATCTCCGCAACACGCCGACTACCTTCCGGTCCACGCGACGTTGCGGTCTTCGGTGAACGGAACGAGTGCACCGAACGGAACGTGGAGAAGTCACCTGGGTCGAGTCGTGCACCATGCTGACGCTTGAACCCTGGCACGATGCCTGGGCGATGCTGCGGGCGGTAGAAGATGCGTGCAGGGTCCTTGGTCTGTGGGTCGCCTGCGACGTTGATGCGTTCGAGCAGTTGCACCCAGACGTCGCTCCAGATGTGTCCTGGTACTGGTTTGGCGAGCGGCAACACCAAGTGCCAGTGCTCGTCATCGGGCTGATGCGACCAAGTGGTGTAGGCGAGGTACTCGAGCCCGTCGAGCTTGGCGTAGTCAAATGATTCGCCGTCCATGTCGACGACGAGACACGTCACGTTCTTGACGTTGCGGTTGCCTCGCGTGGACAGGTGGTAGTACTCGACCGGTGACCAGAGGTCGCGCTTCGTCTTGTCGGCGTTCTCAACACTGTGTGTGAGCAGCGCCTCAAGGCCGAGCCACGAGATGGCGAACTGTTTTGGCTGGATGGTCTTGAGGTCGTCGAACTTGACTGCCTTGATGTCAGTAGGCATGGCGGGCCTCCTAGGTTCACCCTACCGTCAGCGGGCTCCGATGGCAAGCTTCTTCAGCACGCCCTCAATGGCATTGGCGTACTCGACCGCGATGAAGGACTTTGAGTCGCGGACCGCCTGCCAGAAGAAGTAGCCCTGCCGTCCGCGGTGACGTAGGAACTGCTGTGTCTTGGTCGTGCGACGCCCGCCGAACTCGGCACCGTAGAAGACCATGCCCATTTGCACCTTGGTCTTGCGTTTGCGGTTGGGTCGTGATGCCGAAACGAAACCACGTTTGTGATCGAGTTTGATGGTCGGCACACGGTCACGCCTAGCACGCAGACCATTGACCACTGCTTGTGCCTGCGATTGGCCAGACGAGCCAGGACGATTGGGCCCGTGTTTTGGTTGGGATGCAGCGTTTGCTCTGGCCTTGTCAACCACGTGTTGGGCGACCTGCTCTGCGGCGATTCGCATCTCTTTGTTGAAGTTCTCGTTCGCCTGGCTCGCCTCACGCAGGAACTTGAACAGACCATCGACGACGAACGCGACCTCACCGGCACGACCAGCAGCAAGTGCACCAGATGACGATCTAGTGAGTTCAGCCATGTCACCGATTGTACGGCGTGTTGGGATGCTGCTTCACGAATCGCCAACGCAGGTACGCCTGCATCGTGAACAGCATCCTGGGCGATTCCTTCAACAACAGCGACGGGGCGATGCCCGTCTCGCACGCCAAATAGGCAATCAGCCAGTGGGCTGAGTTCTCTCCAAAGGGCCGATCTTGGCCTCCTCGGTGGTGATGGAAACAGCGGTGACCTGTTGACGCCAGGCGTTGAAGTCGAGCTCGGTCTTGCCGCGACGCTTCTCAGAGCACCACGCCAACCAGCCGAGGTCTCGAATCTTGAGGTCGTCCTCGATCTTGGCCATCGAGATGTTGTGGACTTCTTCGTATTCGCAGAAGTCGGCGAACTCGGCGACCGACACGCGGTCTCCGCTGTCCGAATGGACCAGCAACGCAATCTTCATGTTCCGTCTCCTTGTGTTGTCGGGTTAGATCAGGATGTGGCTTTGGTGATCGCGCCCGAGATTGGCAGGGTTATGTCCGCAGTAGCAAGCTCTCCAACCGCTCCGTTCACCGGGGTCCATTCCGTGACGAGGGCACTGAACGTATAACTCGGGTTGGACGTTGAAGCAGCAGCAGTTCCGTTCGGCTTGATGACGACAGTGACAGCGGTCGAGCCGACGAGCGGGAAAAACAATCCGTCGATGGCGTTGTAGTCGTTGTGCACGCTGAAGGTCACCGAGTTGTCGATGAGGCCCGAGACGCGGGTCTGGGCGGTGGCTCCGAATGCGGTGGTGGACACTTCGGCAGCGGTGGTCGACAGCGTCACCGATGCGACGTTCGCTGAGATGTCGGTGCCGTTGAACGTGATGTTCGCGTCTTTGAGGACCAGCTTTGCCATGACTATTTGTCTCCTGCCTTATCGGCCTTTAGAGGTTTCTTGGATTCTTCGACGGGCGTGAGTATCCCGGCTTCGACCAACAACTCTACATTGTCGATTCCGCTGCCGTCCA